ATGCTTTGCCGTTTGAAATGCTCGGGAGCGGTTCCGGATTTCATGCGGTTATAATTCGAAGTGTTAGCGGTTCGCGGTATGTGCGCGCCGTGTAGTGTTTTAAAAGCTCAATTTTGGCGCGTTTGTTTGTAACCGTTTCGGGCGTTTCGTCGGTTGTAAAATAATTTTCGTGCATCGTTGGGAGTCCTTCGGCGTTTAAATATGATAATTGAAATAAGACGCCGGCGCGGGTGCTATGGTGTAAAATTCGACGCGCTCCGGATGCGGTTATATATTCGGCGGCCAAAAAATCGGGCGCAAAAAATAAACGCTCAAACTCTCGGGCGCGTTCTTCTTCGCGTTTTTCCGTTTGTTCTATTTCTTCATCGGATGCCGTAAAAAAATAATCCGGCGCAATATTTAAAGGCGTAAAATTTATATAATAATCTTTCATTTTTAAAGCTCCATTTTTAAAAGATCCCGCGCCGGTTTGAAACCTGACGCGGGGCGCTTTTTATTTTTCGTCATTGACTTTTTGCCACATTTCAACCAAATCAAGCAAATATGCTATGATTTCCGGCGGATTGTTTAATATTAAATCAATATTATATTTTGTCGACTCTTCGCGGGTTTCCGTCCAAGGGTCCGCGCAAATATCAAAAATTTTATTTGCCAAGGTTTCGGCGGTTTTCTGTCGCTCTTTAAGCATCGGGGCCGCGTTTGACTCTTTTAAAAGGTCGGCGATATTCTCGGCGCTCGTTTTGGCTTTGATTTTGTCGGTAGCGTCGGGAGCGTTTCCGCCGTACTCTTCGAGTATGTGGCGGGCTCTTTCAAGCGTTGCGGCTTCTTCGGGTTCTAATAATAAAATATTTTTCATGTTTCCGGCTCCTTTCTGTTTATTGCTCAATCATATATTTTTTATATGCTTTTATTTGTAGTTCGCTAATATTGGCGGGTTTGGATCTTTCCAAGGTATTTAACATATTTAACACAAATCTTTCACGGCGGGCGCCGGTCAATTCTTCGATTAAGTGCGCGTTTTGCCACTCTTCATATAATGACTCGTCAAAATCTTCGGGGCTCTCGTTCAATATTTGTGTGCATCCGTAGTCGTCTGTTAAAAAATATGCGCCGTTTGTCAATGCTCCATAAAAGAGATAGACGCCGCCGCCCGTATAAACGGCTTCAACGCTTTTTATTTTGTAGCGCTCCGCTTTTAAAGTTCCGGCGGATCTTTCAAGCGCGCAAACTTTAGTATTTAAGATTTGATACTTTTCGCGCTCCGCGTTTATTGCTTTTTGTGCGTTCTCGTCGTTTATTAAAGTTAACGCTTTATCACAATTTGAGATAGCAAAAATAAGCGCGTCGCTTATTGTTTTAAGTTCTGACTTGCTAAAAATAGCGGTGTTTTCGTTTTCCATTTTTTAAGCTCCTTTCTTTTTTTTGGAAAGTCCCGCGGACCTTCTGACGGCCTGACGCTTTCGCGCTGCGCGGGCGGGTTTTTAATAATTTTCAATAATGTCAAGTAAATAAGCGATTGCGTCAAGCGGGTTTTTGCTTATCTCTTCGGCGGTTTCTTCCGGCGTCGTGTCGCAAGCTTCCCAAGGGTCAAAAACATTATAAAAGCGGTTTGCGATGCTTTGCAACTTCTCGGCGTCTTCGGGTTTTGCGGGTTTGTTCATTTTTCCGGCTCCTTTCTTTTCAATGTTTTGATTGCGTAAAATTTTGACAAGATCCAATTTTCTGAAATACTCCAATTATTAGCGATTAAAATATTTATAAAATATTTATCAAGTTTGCGGCTTCCGTCCTTGTATGGGATTTCAAATATTAAAGCATCCGCTAATATTTCCGGCGTGTATTGGCTCGCATAGTAGCAAAAATAAGGGATTAAAACGGGCTTTATTTTTTCGATTCCGTAAAGATCCAATAAATAATCATTGTGCGCGGTCATGTTTTCGGCTCCTTTCTTTTAGTCGTAGTCTTCAATTATGCGGGGTATGTCTTCCGCGATTTCTTCCATTAGTTCCCACACTTCCGGACACGGGAAAACGGTTATATTATAAGTTTTGCCCGTTGTAGCGTCCTTAAAACTAAAAATAAACTCGGATTCTTCAAGCTTAAACATTTTGTCAACGTCGCCGCGAATGTCAAGCGCGTTTGTCATTGCGGTTTTGAGTTCTTCAACCTGTTTCAATATTTCGGGTTTTGTCATTGGCTCCGGCTCTCCTTTCTTATATGTTTGATTGTGTTTTTTTCCGTATTGAAAAATACGTCTGTTTTCTTTCCGTCCGTTTCGATCCACGCGCACTCAATAACATTTTTATTGTAGCGGCCGAAGACTCCGCGGGCCCACTCTCCGAAACTTTCAAGCCCGTCAAGTTCCTTTGCATCTTCGGAGCTTTGGAAAGATAAATAATTTAAAATAGTAAAGTCGCGGGCTTCATTTTCCTTTGAGTTGATTTTTATTAAAAAATATCTTTCCATTTTTCCGGCTCCTTTCAATCTTTATAAAATGCGCTTTTTGCGTCTTGCTTATATCCGGCGATAATTGCGGAGATATAGGCCGGCTCGGCGTATTTATAAATCAATTCGGCTTTTGCTTTGCTTTCGCCGTATGAGTAGCAATAGGCTTTTACAAATTCGGCTTTATTGGGTTTGATTGATTTATTCATTTTTAAAGCTCCTTTCTTTATATTTTTAAAAGATCCCGCCGCCGGTGTGGGCGGTCGGTCGTTCTTATTTCAAACGACGCCGGCGGGATAGTATTCAATTTTTATACTTGTAACCGTTTGCGATTGCATCCGCTTTTATTCTTCGGAGTTCTCGGCGTGTAACCGTTACGGCGTCCGCTCTGTGAAAAAATCCGGCGGGCTGCTCGGCGTATTCCTTGCGCTCGTGGTCAAGTCTTAAAAAATAAGTGTTGCCGTTTGTATCCGGCTTTGTAGCGTATAGGGTTGTCATGTTTCCGGCTCCTTTCAATATATTTTTGCGATTTTCTCGCTTATTTTGTTGTAATAATTCGCGAAGCTTTCACGGCTTGAAAATGCTTTGTTTTCGTCGCGTTCTTTGAGTGTTTCGAAGTCTTCAAAAACTCCGCTCAATCCGTCAAAATAACAAATTTTCTTGCCGGTTTCGTGGATCTCTTCGCCGGTTTCCGCTTTTATTAACTTTTCTATCAAGTGCGCTTTTAATGCTTTTATAGTGCTTTCAAGTTCCTTTATTTGCTCGGTGTAGTCTGTAGCGGTGTAGGCTGCTTTTGCTCTTTCGGATCTTAAAGCGTCCGCGCGTCTTGCAAGGTCCGCGCGCTTGAATTCTACCAAGTAGCCGCTTTTGTCTATAAAGTCGCTTTTGTCGTTGGTTCTGTTTACGTGATATTCAAAGCGGGCGCCGTTGTCTGTGGTTTTCTGTAAAGTTACTTTGCTATATTTCCAAGAGTTCCCGCGGCCGTCGCTCACTCCGTAGCCTTCGGATGCTAAAATGTAGCGGTCGGAGCCGTTGGCGTCTTCGTCCTTTTTGCCAGCTTTCTTTAAGTCGCCGCGGTTCTGTGCGAATATGTAACTATAGAGCGCATTTTTGCGGGTTTCTTCAAAGTCGCCTTTTGTGAATGTCTTGTCTATTGTGTGGCCTTTTTCGGAGTGTCTACAATAAAACTTATATTTTTCTGTAGTAGGCTCGAAAGATCCATAAATAGGAAGCTCCGCAAATAATAACTTGTCTTTTTTCCAAGTGTAGCGGGTGGCGTCAAGCACTAACACAAAAACGAAATCGTTTCCGGATGCTCCGACGGCTTCAAGCGCTTTTTTGGGAGTGATAGCGCCGTAAAGCTTGGCAACTTTAAAGGGTGCGCAAAAATCAAAGCCCGTTGCGTCGTGTATTGCTTTGAGATTCCCGCGGGCTTCGTCAACTTCCTTTATAAAATCGGATGCGGTCGGAGCCTTTGCGGTATATCTCGCAAGGTCGCTTTTTAAAATAGCGATGTTTTCGCCGATTCTCTCGGCTTCGGCCTTTAAGTTCTCGACTCTGTAGCCGGTCGCGGTTGTTTGCTTGGTTGCGTTTTCTTCAAGCTTCTTTTGAAATAATGCAATAGTTTTTTCGATGTTTAACATGTTTGTTTCTCCTTTCATCGGTTCCGCCAGGTTTCCGTTTTTTCAAGCAATCCGCGCCGGCGCTTGGCTCGGCTCGTCGGTTTTACTCCGTATAATTCGGGCGGGTTGTTTTATTAACTTTTAAGTATTTATATATTGAAGTTATAATAATATTATCACTTTAAAGTTATAATTTCAATAATAAAATGTAAATTTGTAGTTGAAAATATAACCAGAATTGATACTATTATTTTGTTAAAATTGTATAGTATAATTTGTTGTTGACTTTATAAAAATAAAGTGATAATTTTAAAATATGGAAAGTATAACGACGGCGGAAAAGATCCGCATATTAGCAAAAAGAAAAAATAAAAGTCTTTCATATATAGCCGAAAAGCTCGGAAAGACTCCGGCAAATTTTCTAAATCAATTAGCGCGGGACGATTTCCGCGAGTCTGATTTAAAAAGCATCGCGGACGCGCTCGGCGTTGTGTACGTGTCCGATTTTGTGGAAAAATAGCGCCGGCAGCCGGTCGCCAGGTTCGAAAAATTTTATATAAAAATCGTGGGAGACGGCCCGAAAGTGGGGCGCATGTTTCAAACAATAACCGCAAACAATAAAATATTTGTTTGTGGTTTTTTTATTTGGGAGCGGGAGAAAATGAAAGAGAAAAAAGCATCATTAAAAGATAGACGCCGCGCCGCGGATCTTATCGCAATAAAAGCGGGACGCAATGAGCGGACGCCGGACGATATTGAGAAAGCTTCTTTATTATCTGATGCCGAAGTATTCGAACTTTTAAAATATGATAATGATATAACGCCGGCAACGGTTGAAGAGATACGGCCCGACGGCGGGAGCGGGTCCGCGGATCTTTTCGACGTTTGCAACGGATTGATTGAAAATATTTGCATCAAGTACGATTTGGACAAAAAAACTTTAACTCCTTTACAATGGGGCTTTATTTGTTCGCGCGTGGGCGCGTGGTTCTCGGCTCGGTCGACGTTCCGGACTCTTCAAAAAAACTGTATTGCATCCAATAACTACCAACAAATAAATATTGAATTGTTAGCCGATGCGGTGCCGGTATGGGCCGCACTCTGTGAGTATTACAACAAAACGCCTTTGATTTGCGACTTTTGCGCTTTTTGCGGGATCTCTGACGATTGGCTTTATAAGAATTTGGGCGGGGTTACCCTTTCGGGGTCGGACTTTTTGCAAAAACTCCATAAAATCCAAGAGAACGGATTAAATAAAAGAATACTCAATCCGAAAGAAAATCCCGTCGGCGCTATATTCCTACAAAAAGCGATAAATGGCTATAATGAAACAACTATAATACGACACGAAAGCGGGACGACGCCGAAAAATGCGCATAATTTGCCGGTTTTTGGATCTTTTGAAAGCATCGAAGACAAGAGCGGACAAGATAACGAAAAAAAGCCGGATTTTGAGCTTTAAAAGTTAACAAAATATCACATTTATTAACTTTTGCCGGATGCGGGCGCCGGTTTTGGCGGGTCCGCGGGCGGGGTGTTTTCCAGCGCGGGCGTGGCGGGCCAGGGTAACCCCAATCTCCGCCGAAAAGGGAAATCGGTGTGTACACCTAAAAATCCCCAAAACAAGCGAAGAAAAAGGAGTGTGTACACTATGGCAAGTACGCGAACAACGACAAGAACGATAAGAATAGATAATGAAACGGCGGATTATTTCAAGGAAAAGGCGTTAAATAGGGCGGTTGAATCACTTTATGGACTTTTGAGAAGTGGAAAACTCACATTTGACGGGGAAGAACTGAAAATAGAGTGTACACACCAAAACGAGAAAAAACAGGGTAATAATTCTTCGAAAAACGCCGAGTGTGTACACCAAAAAGCCGAAAATGTGTGTACACCTACTGAAAAAGCATACCAATCAATCGTAGAAATGGCCGGACTAATGAGAATTTCTCCTGAGAAGTTGTTTGAAGACTTCAATGGGCTGTTGGAATCTGGGGAACTGTATTATTCGGGTGGGAAATTGAGAAATCCGAGATATGAAGAATTTGAAGATGTGTGTGAAGAGAAGAGAGTCAATATAGACAATATGCTTATGAAGGTAATAAGGGATATAGATAATGGCAAGTGACTTGTTGTTAAAGAAGTGGGAGCAATACGAACACGTCATAACGAATAAGGAAATTGAAGATAAAGTCGTTGAAGCTATGGCACAGGCGGTTAAGGTCGGATTTTCGGAAGGGGACACCGAGTTTTCGATGAAAGCGCAGAGAACAACGATCAATCATTTGGAACGGATTGTCAAGGAGAAGACAAACGGCGGCAATCTGATGATGCTTGAAGACTACGCTCAGACAAATAAGCAGAATTATCTTTATTTGGATCTTTACTATGATGTTTTGTTGAGTGCAGCGGTTTACGATTTAGACTCATTCCTTCTTTATATTGAAAGAGACCGGAAACAGAAAGACAGATTTTACGAACCGAGAAAAGACAAACTGAAACCGGTCGTAGATACTCTTATGGATGTAGAATACGGGGATGTTCGGGAAGTATTCTTGCATACGCCGCCGAGAATTGGAAAATCGCAGCTTATAACGGGGTACACATCCTGGCATATATCGAAAGATAGCGAACATTCAAATCTTTATGTAACCCATAAGGAAGATTTGGGCGGGGCGTTTTTGGAAGGTGTCATGGAAATAATATGCGATCCGACGTATAGGCATAGGGACGTTTTTCCGGATACGAAAATAGCATCGACAAACGCAAGAGCGCATAAACTAAATCTTGATAGGGATAAAAAGTACGCCACATTGTCGGGCAAAGGATTAGAGTCGGGATTAAACGGCGAATATGATGCTTATGGACTACTTATCTTAGACGATATACTCGAAGGCGTACAGGACGTGTTGTCGGCGGATGTATTGAAGAGAAAAAGAACGATTTATCAAAACAACGTCTTATCCAGGGCAAAGGAAAATTGCAAGATTATAAATATCGGAACTATTTGGGCGACAAACGATATTTATATGCAGCGCCGAGAGACCTTAGAAAATAATCCTGAGTTTAAGGACAGGAAATTCGAAGCTATTGTCATACCGGCGTTAGATCCAATAACGGATGAAAGCAATTTTGATTATAAATTCGGCGTTGGATATTCGACAAAGGCCTATAGACAGAAAAGAGCCGAGTTTGAAGAGAACGACGACTTAGCGGGCTGGTGGAGTCAGTATCAGCAGCAACCCATAGACAGAAAAGGCGCCGTATTTAATCCTGAACACATGAATTATTATTCGGTATTACCGGAAGAGAAGCCGTTAAAGATAATAGCTCATGGCGATACGGCATTAGGCGGCGGCGACTATGTATCATTTCCTATTGTTTATGTTTATGAGAATGGGGATTGGTATATGGAAGATGTAGTATTTGATAATTCAGAGAAACACGTTACGCAACCTCAGATAGTTTCAAAAATCAAGAAGCACGAGATTAAAAATGTTCATTTCGAGAGCAACCAGGGCGGCGAAGGATATAAAGACGATATAGTACGGATGCTTAAAGAAGATAAGACCTTTAAACGAAGAGTTAACGTAACATCGGATTGGGCGCCGTCAACGAAAAGGAAAGCACAAAGGATTTGGGATTGTGCAGAGCAGATAAGGCATATTTATTTTAAAGATCCGCAACATCGGACAGAACAATACCGAAAATTTATGAATAATCTGTTTTCTTTTACTATGAATATGACAAAAAGGCAACACGATGATGCTCCTGACTCATTGGCCGGACTAATTGAGTTTGAAGAGAATGGTTCCGGCGTAACGACAGCGGTAATAACGGGTAGTTTGCTTTAATGAAACGATTAAAACTCTTCACAAGGGATACGGGCGGAGAACGGGTAAAGGTAAAAACTGTAACTAAAAGCAGAAAGAGAGGGAAAAATGACAACAAGGGCATATTTAGATCAGATAAGGAAATTAAGCCTTATGATAGAAGCGAAACTCGATGAAAGATACAAAATTATGAGTTTAGCTTGTCGAATAACGGTCCCTACGGACGGAGAGAGGGTTAAAAGCACGTCAGATCCCGATAAACTTTCGAATGTAGTCGAAAAACTGATAAAATGCGAGAAGGAAATTGACTTGCTTATCGAAGAAACAATCAAAAAGCGAAACGAGATAATCGCTTTGATAGATACTTTGGAAAATCCGTCGAGTTATGGAATCCTTACCTTTAGATATGTTCAATTCTTATCAGATAAAGAGATTGCGGACAAGATGCACGTTGCTGTTTCTTCCGTATATAAGATACAAAAGATAGCTTTACTCGAATTTGAAGAGAAATACGGTCCCAGATACCTGACTACAGAAGATATTTTAGAGAAAGACCGGAAAAGAGTAGAGTAAATTATAGTAAAGTATAGCAATTTATATGAAAGTATAGTAAACAAGTATGATATATTATAGGTGTAAAGATTTCAGAATCTTACATCCCCCTCAGTAACATATACACAAAAAGGATCGTGCGGGTACGGTCCTTTTTTCTTTGGAGAAGATATGATAGGCAAAGGCAGAAACATATTATTAACGCCATATAAGGAAATAAATGCAGATAATGTTATCGAAGTCGTAACAGATGCAATGACATATTATCGTCAAAATGCAGATGAATGTCAGTATTTGCTTGATTATGCTGCGGGCGATCAGCCATTGCAAAGAGCAGAAGAAAAAAAGTTTATGGATTGGATAGATTGCCATGCCGTAGATAATGTTGCTTTGGAGATATGCGACTTCTGGCGTGGATTTGGTTGGGGAAACCCTATAACCTTAGTCCAGCGTGGCGACGTTAAAGACGCACAGGATAAAGCGGAAGGCGTTGCGGAACTGAATTATTGTTATTCAGCGACCGGAAACGAAAGAGATTTGCAGACAATCGCAGATTTCATAGTTAAATGTGGCCATTGTTTCACATTGGTAGATATAAATACCGAGTATGAAGAAGGCGACTCATACTTTACAAGGGATGTAGTCGATCCGCGTTGGGCGTTTGTAATTAGGTCAACGGCATATTCGGACCGTCGAGTTGTTTTAGGCGTTACATTAAATATAGAAGCAGACAATTACTACTTCACGGCCTATACAAAAGACAGAATTTTCAATATTTCGGCTATTAAGAAAGATAAAAGCATAGTAAAAGACGTCGGAACGGACAAAGATTATTATGCTAAACATTATATTTGGTCTAAAATGGATGTTTTCGATGAAAAGAATCCTTTAGAGAAAATTCCCCTTACAGAATGGTATTGGGAGCCCGCAAGAACGGGCGTATTTGAAAATCAGATAAGCGCCTTAGATAATATCAACCTTCTTGTTAGTGATATTACAAACGGCATTGAGCAGAACATTCAGGCTTTTTGGTGGACTAACAATGTTGAGTTTGAAAAGCAGATAATAACAGACGACGAAGGAAACGAAGTCGAAGTTACAAAGAAACCCAAAAACGGCGATTGGGTACAGACAAAGACGGCAAGAGAAGGAGTAAATCCTACAATACAGCCGTTAGTCATGGATTATAACCTTGAAGGTATGAACAGAACATACACAGAGCAACGTACTTTGGTCCTTCAAAAATGTCATGTCCCCCAAAGATCGGAAACTTCCGGCGGTTCGTCAGGCGTAGCAATGGACACGGCCGCCGGTTGGGCCGATGCGGAAAGTGTTGCATCGTCAAGAGAAGAGATAGTAAAGGGTTGTCAGCTTGACGAGATAAGGGTTGTATTAAGGGCTGTTAGAGAATGTCCTGAGATAGAATCCGAGAATCCGATGCTTTTGCTTTATGCAAACGATATACAGCCGGCAATTCGGAGACCTAAGAACTTCGATCTGGCGACAAAATCAAACGCTATATCAACACTTTTGTCTCACGGCTTTGCATTGGAAGATTGTATATCCAATATTCCATTGTTTGCAGATGCGACTCAGGTTATTCAGCGAAGTGGGGACGGCGTTAAGAAGTATCAGGAAACAATATTTAATCAGGCTAATGATGCGGAAGCGGAGCCTAACGAAGAAAGAACGATGCAAGACTTATCAGATCAGGCATCAAAGAGTCCCATGCTTAATCAGTAAAATATGACAAGAAACATAGACGAACTTAATAATCTGAATACAAGAGCAGAAGAACCGGAAGAATACTTTGCCAAAATGGACCTGCCGAAGAAAGAAAAGCAAAGGCGAGTCGAATTTACGAAAAAGGCAAACGAGATATTCGATTTAATCCTTGTTATGTTGCTTTTATCGGATTATCGAGATTTTGAGTTATATGAATCACTTAGAAAAAGGCTTGAAGGCTATTTATTGGCGCTTATAGCAGAGTTTACAACACCGGATGATTATTTAATTGATTATGCGTCCAGTGCTGCGGATAACTTCATAGAAGCGACAAAGAAAAACGAGTCAAACGAATGGTTCTTTTCCGCCGATAGGGCTTTATACAATGCCGAAAACAGTGCTAATGATGTTTTGAACTACGATTTATACATGCAAGCAATAGCGGACGGGAAAACTCATAAGCGTTGGATAACCGAGAAGGATAATCGAGTTAGGTTATCACATAAACTGTTAGACGGCAAAACAATAGAGATAAGAAAACTGTTTTATCCTGGCGGAGTGCCGATGCGGTTCCCAAAGGATTATGAATATGCGGAAGCGTTCCCCAGAGAACTGATTGGTTGTAGATGCAACATAAAATATTTAACAAGAAATACTGAATTTGAGGATGTAACTTCTGAATACATTGAAAAAGCTAAGCCTGGTCAGGGAACATATAGTTTCGAAAAAGGGTTTGCTGACAAAAATGGGGAAGAAAAAACGGGAATGTGGATTTTTAATACATTCGGCGGCAATTTGAGATTTCTTCCTGAAAATGGACACCCTGATTATATGTGGAACAACAAACTTTGGGAATTAAAAACCCCAGAAGAGCCGAACGGAGTTCAAAAATTAGTTCATAAAGGATTGCATCAAATAGCTCAAAATTCTGGCGGTATTGTTTTGGATATTCAAAAACTTAATATATCGCTTGATGAAATTGAAAAAAAGGCATTGAAAAGGATCATTTCGTCTTCGCAATCCGATTTAGATTTAATGATTATAGATGATAGAAATTTTTTAAAAGTTTTAAGATATGTGAAATACAAATAAGTAAAGGAATAACCAACGGCCATGTAGACCATAAGTTATTCCTTACTTGTTACTTAATATATATCATATCTTTGAAAAAAAAGCAAGGAGTAAATATGACGCTTAATGAATTATTAGCAGCATTATCAAACAATGAAATGCTTTGCATTGAAATTATTGAAACAGTTGAAGAAACGGACAATGTAATAATCGAATTTGATGCGCCTGGATACGAAGCATTAAGCACAGAACTTCTCGCAAGAACAGTTAGCGATATAATCATAAATTCGCAAGCGTCCATTGTGGCGGGAATTAAGATTAAAGTCGTTTGATAAATAAGCACTCGAAAGGGTGCTTTTTTATATAGATCAAAACTCAGAGAAGAGTAAACGCAAAGAAACAGTCCAGAGAAGGACTTAAAAAAACGCAGAAAGGAAATTGAATATGGCAGATTTAAGCACAGAAACCCAGGTAACTCAGGAAACACCGGAAGTTGATGCAGATTTAGACAATGGTTTAAAACTCGCAGAAATGGAAGAAAGAGCGAAACAGGCGGAAGCCGATGCTAAGCGTTTCAAAGCGTCGTTAGACAAGCTTATGAAAGAAGCGGCAGAGAAGAAACGTGAAGAAAGAGCCAAAATGAGTGAAGAAGAGAAACGCAAGGCCGATCAGGAAGAGGAATATAACCGCCTGAAAGAAAAAGCCGAAGCGGATGCAAAGGAACTCAATCATCTTAGAGCTATTACGGCTTATAAAGAGATTGACGATGCAGATACCATTGAAAAGCTCATTGATGCTATAGCCGACGTAGATCATCCGGCGATTATGAAGATAATTGCAGATATTAAAGACAAGGCTATTAAGGAAAAAGAGGCAGAATGGAAAAAGAGCAGACCGGCGGGTTTCGTTGGCAGCGGTTCATATCCAAGCAAAACAAAAGAAGAAATTATGGCAATTACGGATCCCGTCGAAAGACAGAAAGCGATTGCCGCAAATCTTGAATTATTTAATTAGGCGATAAGCCGGAAAAGGAGAAACAATTATGGCAGCTACAGAAGGCATGATTAAAAAAGCCGATCTTGCTAAGGCAAGAGAAATTGATTATGTATGGAAATTTGTTGACGACATCAGAGGACTTATGCTCCTTCTGGGTACAACACGTCCTATCAAAGTTAAGTCTGGTACAGTTTTGACAGCTTACAAGACAACAGGCGAACTTATTGACGGTTCACAGGTAGAAGAAGGCGCTACGATCCCTCTTTCAAACTTCAAGACAGAGGTTGCTTTTACAAAGACCGCTGGTATCAATAAGTATCGTAAAGCTTCATCCGCAGAGGCAATTCTTAAAGGCGGTTTCGATCAGGCAGTTATCGACACAAATAAGAAAGCACTTTCAGAAGCACACAAGGCTATTAAGACAAGTCTTGTATCTTCTCTTACACCTGGAAGCGGCTCGACAAGTGCATCCGGTATCGGTTTACAGAAGACACTTGCTAACGCAGCAGCAAAACTTGCTATCAAATTTGAAGATACCGATTACGAACCCGTACACTTTGTAAATCCCGAAGATCTGGGAGATTATCTTGGAAACGCACAGATTTCCTTGCAGAGCAAATACGGCCTTAAATATCTTGAAGATTTCTTAGGTCTCGGCATGGTTATCGTTATGAGTGGCATTTCCAAAGGAACCACAGTATCAACAGCTAAAGAAAACATCCAGGCTTACTTCGTTGATGTAAACGAAGATAACGGTCTCGGCGAAGCTTTTGAGTTTACCACAGATCAGACAGGTCTTGTTGGCGTTCATTCAGTTGCAGACTACAACAATATGAGCTATGTAACAACAATGATCGACGGCGTAGACTTCTTCCCTGAAAGAGTTGACGGCATCGTTGTAGGTACAATTTCAAACCCTTAGAAGGTCCCGCTGTAGAGCCTGAGGCAGACGGGACAACATACCCCTGGACGGCATTAACACCGGCAGATTTTCAGGATGATGTAGCAGTAGCAAACGGCAAGATTACCGGTTCGTTGAAGTTTATTGACGGCGGATTATCGCCTTCGGGACCTCTTTCGGGCGACGGTCATTTCCTTGCACTTAAATTTACTGCGGACGATTGGACCGATTATACTTCGGTTAAGGTCGGACTTAATCCTTCACAGGGTACAGGCTTAGTTGAAATTATCGAAGATCCCGATAAGAACGCTGTATTTAAGATTACAGACAACCAGAGTCAATGGATTGAGATCGTATGGACCGACGGAACAAACGAAGGTTACATGACATACGACTTAAAGGGATTAGTATTAGAAAGTGACGAGGCTTAAAATATGGAATATATCGTAATAAAGGCTTTTACCGATAAAGACGATAAACACCATTACGCGGTAGGGGAGAGATACCCCTATCGCGGTTTTGCGAAAAAAGAAAGACTCGAAGAATTATCGTCAGATAAGAACAAACGCGGCATTGCTTTGATCGCAGAGAAAAAAGCCGAGAAAAAAGAAAAAGAACCGGAAGAGGTAGTAATACCTGAGAAGGTCGAGAAAAAGAAGAAGAGTGCGAAAAAATGACAAATATCGAAACATCAATAATCAGCGAACTGAAAATCGAATTAAAGAATGAAGTGGATTTTGATGCGGACATATTAGCACTCAAAGTTTGTAATGCTTATCGTGAAGTGAGAATGGCGCGCAATTATCCTTCTTCATATTCCGAAGAAACAATCGCAGCCGATATGATGAATTATTACAGTAATATTCGTGCTATCGCTATGTATGATTACAACAAAATCGGAGCAGAAGGACAGACGCAGTATTCGGCAGACGGCGAGTCAATCCATTATGTAGACAGAAGTAAATTATTTAGCGGTGTTATACCGATAGCGAGGACATAATATGCGGACACCTAAAAGAGTTAAGCAAATAATGTATTATTCGTTACCGAGCGCCGGCGAACCTATCTACGAAAGAGATAGCGAAGGCAACATAATTTACGACATAATGCCCGACGGAGAATTAGTTGCAAGAGTGGCGGGAGAAAATCCCGAAGCATATTCGAAACCGGTTAAGTTTATGAACTCTATAACAGGGGAATTAACGGCCGATGAATTGCAAGCTTTTGGAACCGAAACGAAGGGAAGATGCAAAATGACATACAAAAAGGGAGAATTTCCTTTTGTAGTCAATACTTTAATCTGGAAAGACTCAGAACCCACAGATCCGGTCGATGAAGGAAGCGCAGATTACAGAATAATAGGCATACAAGATACAGGCAGACACTTCTATAAGGCATTATTGGTATCAGTAATATGAAAACAATAAAAATAACTCTTTCTCCCGCTTCGTCAAGAGGGGATGCAATTTCAATAGATAGGGCAATCAAGGAATTGGAAAAATACCGTGATAGTCTTATCACAAAAAACGAATTGTTTGTAAAGAGATTAACTGAAATAGGAGTGAACGTCGCAGAATCGGCACTTGTAGGCGGCAAAGGGGACTCGGACGAGCCGAGATTTTCTTTTGTCTTTAATACAGAATACGGCAAAGTTGAAGGCAAAATCTTAATGACAAGCACGCCGCACGTTGATAAAGAAGGCAGAGTATTCTACCCACATTTAGCATGGGAGTTTGGAGCCGGAATCTTTTACAACAACGGAAACGCGAACCCATTAGCCAAAGAATTTGGAATGGGCGTTGGAAAATTTCCAGGTCAGAGATTTGCGTTAAACGATTATTGGTGGTATCGAGACGATGTAGGAGATTTACATTTATCACAAGGTACACAAGCCGTAATGCCAATGTATAAAGCAAGTGTTGCAATAATTACTCAAATTGAAGAGATAGCGCGGGAGGTTTTCGGTGGATAATAATTGGTACTTGCAGATACAAAGCAAGGTATTTACACAAGTCGAATATATGATGAAGAAAAAATACCCTAAATTGAACTGCACAACAAGGAATCAAAACGGACTTCCCTCAACTTTTCCGACATTGTACTTGCATGAACTCGCGCCGGTCGAAGCTGGAATGGATGTAACGAATGAAACCGTTAACGCGGTTATTTCAACTATTGAAATTCAGGTTTGGACAAATACTACGGAAAATGATTGCCGAAAGATCATCGGCGAAGCAGTAAATCAGATGAAAGCGTTGAATTATAACATAATTGCAATGCCGTTAGTCGAAGAATCCGACAAAGTATCATGGGGCGTAGCAAGATGCAGAAGAATGGTAGGAAACGGAGATTATTTAATAACATCCTAAAGGAGGAATAAAAAATGGCAGCTACAATAGCAGGTCTTTCGACACTTGGTGTCAAATTTGGTTATGCTGTAGAAACGACAGCCGGCACAAAGCCCGCTGCATTTACTCAGCTTGAAAGATGCAACTCAATTAGTGGTATTTCTTTGAGTACAGAACAGATTGACGCATCCGCACTTGAAGATTATGTATCAAAATACGTTGCTGGACGTCAGGACACAGGCGGAACATGGAGTGTTACATTCAATAACACACCCGAAGTTATTGCTCAGTTAGAGACAATGATTGCAGCTTATAACACCGGTAAATCAAGCAACCCCGCAAAGAATACGTGGTTTGAAGTATGGGCGCCTGGACAGACAAAGGCATTTTTCGTAGTGGCACAGCCGCCCCAGAAACTTCCTATGCCTGAGTTTGGACAGAACTCATTGCAGACTATTGAGATTACCTTCACTATTGAAGATTACAAAGGATCTGACACAGCGATTGAGCCTACGGCTTAGGGAGTCAAACTCAATAAAGCAACGACTTCCATTGTTGACGGAGAAACCGAAACACTCACGGCTACAACGTGTCCTTCCGGAGGAACCGTTACATGGTCGAGTTCAAATGAGTTGGTGGCTACCGTTAGTGATGCAGGTGTCGTTACAGCGGTTGATCCTGGCACATGTACGATTACGGCAACAACTACCTATCAGGGTTATACCTATACGGCAGAATGTGCGGTAACAGTTACAGAATCGTAAACTTAATTGAAAAGAGGGACGAGCCGGCCTACGGGCTGGCTCTCCCTCTTCTCATATTTTCAGGGAGATAAAATATATGAAAAGAATAACAATTAACAAAAAAGAATACACATTAGAATTTACTATTGAAGCGTCATTATATGACGACTGCACAAGGTCCGTTATGGACATGTTTGTTAAAGGCGGTATGATACAGGGCGCCGCAGAAGATAATAATGCGGAAGATGCACTGGAAAATCTTATTGATACCATTTCTAACCTTCCCCAGAAAGCACTTACTTTATTCTATGCCGGACTTTTAGAGCATCACGGTCCCGAAGGCGACGGAAGCATCCAGGGAATGACAGATGCCAAGAAATTGCTTGCAACTTATTTAAAGGAAAGCGAAAAATCATTCCGTGACGTATTAGGCGATATGATGCAGCTTATGGCAGACGATCATTTTTTCGAACTAATCGGTCTCGACAAAATGACCGACGAACTGACAGCGGATCTTCCGAAAGAAGAGACTTCATCAGTTGGGAAAGCTACCTCAGAGAAGAAGTAATACCGCATTATCTGGCGTTAGGATTAACGCTTAATGAAATATATCATCATACTTTAAGCGATCTTAGTATGTATGATGATGCAAGCGTTATCAAAGACGAGATAAAAGATATGTGGTGTTGGTTCATGGGTAAATATGTTTTCGAAGCGGTAGGAGCAGCTATCGGATGCGCTTTAACGCCAAAAGGACAGGAACCGCCTAAATATTTGGAAAACCCTATCCTTAAAATGTCAAAAGAAGCAAACCGCGAATTGACAGAAGAGGAAAAACAACAACAAATTTCCTTATTGTTCAGCAATTTGGAAGTTATGAAAACAAATTTTGAACTTACTCATGGAGAAAAACCATGCCCGATATAGATACCTTATCCATTCAAATTACATCTACATCCACAAAAGCCACAACGGCTATTCAGCAGGTTATTGACAAATTAGCGCTCTTAAACGGCGCTTTGAATAACTATACAGACGACTCTAAGTTTGTTACCGGCATGAATAGCCTTGTCGGCGGTCTTAAAAGCATAGCATCCGCTGTAAATTCCATTGATTTAGAAAAATTAAAGACTTTTTCGGATACCCTTAATTCGCTTTCAAAATCAGGAACGGCACTCTCGAAGCTTAACTATGTTCAGAGTTTCGGACAAATGGGTAATGAGATCCAAAAAGCTAATGCTAAGGCAGAAAGATACGCCAAAGACGTTATGACGATCTTTGATATTCCGCCTAAGCATAAAAAAGAATTTACAGATGCTTTTAAAGATCTTTTCGGTGCTAAGGATAGAAGTTCTCTTATGAACGCAGAAGATCGCATCCGAAGAATGGTTACAGATTTACAGAAGGTTAAGTATGAACTATCGGACACTTATAAATATGTCAGACAGTATTTAAGCGGTACGAAGTTGTATCTTAATCAGGATGTAATGTCAGCATGGGGCGACTCCGCAAAGTCTAATCGCGCAACAATAGGTATTGGCAACACAACTACCAAAATGGAAGAAGCCAATATTTATATGGAAGAGCTTGTAAATCACTTGAATCGGGTGTATGGAGCAAGCATTGATACCGAACACGGCATTACCGGTATGGCGAACGCATTAGTTGAGTTTTTGCGTGAAGAGAAGTACGTCGAAAACATACATGTCGAATTTTCAGCACTTTGCGATTTATTTAGTGATCTTGAAACAAAAATACTCGGTACGGCAACTGTATTTGATGAACTCGGAAAAGCGGCTCAAAATGCAGATGATGAAATGTACGATATAGATGCCGAAGGTAATATAATTCTTGTTTCAAAAGCAACCGGCGAAGTAATAAACAAGATGAATGAATTGACCGCTGCAACAGAAACGGTTAAGGAAGAATTACAATCTGTTACTATCGCTAATCCTTTTGAAGGACTTATTACCGGTATCGAAGCACTTGGTAATTTAGAGGTTCCGGCGGAGAAGTTTGCGGGCGTTGAAGTATTAGCCTCTTCATTCGCAAAATTTGGTAAAGCGGATGCTGCAAATGCTATTACTATTATTCCGCAAATAGGACAGGCTTTCGCTCAAATGGCCGCAGAATTAGCTAATGCGCCTCAGATCAGTGATAATATGGTCCGGTTGGCCGAAGCACTTAGTCAGTTTTCAAGAACCGGCGGTCGTGCTGCACAGTCGTCACAGACTTTTAGTCAGATAATCGGCAAAAACTTATTAGGCAGCCTTAGATCAATTCCTTCGGCCTTAAATAGATCAAGTCTTTCAATGCGGAAAATGAAAGATGCTATGGCGCGTTTGGTTAGTGGCGCCGGTCGATTAGTAAATTCGTTTGCCCGCTTAATTTCATCTAATAAGAGAACAAGCATCAGTTTTACAAGTCTTGCGGCGGTAATTGGACACGTTTACGCAAACTTCTTCTTACTTATTAGGGGAATTAGATTACTTGGTAAAGCTATGAGTTATTCTTCACAGCTTACCGAAGTACAGAACGTAGTAGCAACTACATTTACAAATATGACCGATAAAATGGAAGATTTTGCAGACACTTCCATTAGAACATTCGGTCTTTCAGAATTAGCAGCTAAACAGTATGCTTCGCGTTTCCAGGCAATGGGATCCGCAATGAAGATTTCCTCACAGGAAGTTTTACAAGCCAATGAGTTTATTACAAAATCACTTGTCGGACAGAAGCGTGAAGTTGCGGGAGTTGAAGATAGCTATAAAGATTTAGGCAATTCACTCGCTGATATGTCAATTAACTTGACAAAATTGGTGTCTGATTTTGCATCCTTCTACGATAAAAACTTTGAGGATGTTGCTCAGGATATGCAGGCTATTTATACCGGCATGACAAGACCGCTTAGAAAGTATGGTCTTGATTTAACACAGGCAACACTCAAAGAATTTGCACTTGCAAACGGACTTGATGCAGATATATCGAAAATGACGCAAGCAGAAAAGACAATGCTTCGTTATCAGTATGTATTGTCAAGATCCGGCAAGTTGATGAACGACTTTGCTATTACAGCAGACACATTCGCTAACGTCATTAGAGTATTACAGCAACAATTCTTGAAATTAGGCGGCATTATAGGTACGGCATTAGTAAATACATTCAAGCCAATGCTTATCCAGCTTCGTAACTTCTTAGATACCTTTATTTCAATGGTTGAGCAAGCGCTTAATGCACTCGGCAAATTGTTAGGTTGGCAGATACAAATTGATAAAGTCGGCTCAACAATGGATGAAGATATGGAAGATTATGCGGATGCTATTGATGATGCGTCAGGCGCCGCAAAGAAGTTAAAAGGACAGTTAAGGGGAATTGATGAACTTAACAACCTGACAACTAATAACGGTGGCGGTGGCGGTGGAGCCGGAAGCGGCTTAATCGGCATTGATGTTGACGATAGCGGTCTGTTAGACTTCCTTCAAATTACCAAAGATTACGAAAGCGCTGTAAAGGGCTGGTATGATTTCGGAAGAAGAATAGCAAAAGCAATTACCGAAGGTCTTAATTCTATTGATTGGGACACAATTACAAGGAAATTTGGCAACTTTGGCACTAACCTTGCAAACTTCCTTAATGGTATTAACGATCCTGAAATGTTTAATACTATTGGAAGAACTTTAAGCCGTGGTTTTGAAGCAATAAGAACGGCAATAAGCGAATTTCTGGATGTATTCAGGTTTAAAGACTTAGGAATATCGCTTGCAAGTTTCTTCAATGGTTTATTCGAAGATTTCAACGCGGAAGCGTGGGCTAACGATATTGGCAGAATATTCGGCGGCCTTATTGATTTAATAAGAGGTTTCTTCGACTCCAAAGAAGGCTTAGACTTAGAACTTATACACGGAAAGATAAAAACATTTATAACCGGTGTTGCGGATGCAATAAGAGAAGAATTGAATAACATAAATTGGGAAGATGTATTTGAAGTATTCAATAATATCGGAACCAATATAGCGGATCTTCTTAATAGCGTTCTTACCCGTGAAAACTTTGCAACAGTAGGCAAAACTCTTATAAATGTGCTTAATAGTGTATTTGAAGGCATAAAAGGTCTTGGAGAAGAATTTGATTTCAGAGAATTTGGCGTCGCAATAGCGGAAAGCATAAATAACTTCTTTGCAAACTGGAAACCTGAAGAATGGGCGGAAACATTAAATACTTTTGTAAATGGTTTCTTTGATGCTTTATCCGGTTTATTTAAAGGCAATGAAAACGGCAACTTTGGTTTAGACTTCAAAATGATTTTCGGACAGATCGGAGAATTTCTTAAAAATCTTGATTGGAAGGTCTGGGTTGCTGCCATCGGTGTTGCACTTTTCGAAGCCGCTAAGGCTTTAATACCGGTTATTGGTACAGTATTAGGTGTTATTTGGAAAGCACTTACACCTTTATTGAAGGTTGCTTTAAAGGAATTATGGGTAACTATTTATCCTGAAATTGAAGGCGCCTTAATGGGACTTGCACAACAGGGCGGATTAATAAAGATAGTTACGGGTGTAATTTCGAAAATATTTACTTCAATTCCTAAGATAATTGGCACTGTATTTACAAAAGTTATTCCTGGAATATTCACGGCTATATTTGCAGCTTTAGGCGGTTATTCAATAGGAAATGCAATAGCACAGATAGCAGCTATAATAGGCGGAGACGAAGAAGCGGCCGCGGATGCAGCATCATTAAGCCTTCCGGCTATTATATTAAGGATGCTTGGCATAGAGTGGAACGGCGAACTTTGGGATGAAGTCTGGAATGAAACTTTTGATAATATAAGGAATTTCTTTGTAGGTATCAAAGAAGATTTGCAGAATGTTCCCGAAATAATGTCAGAATTTAAACTTGAATGGGAAGAGTTCTGGTCCGGTCTGTTTGATGATATAGGCTTAGATAAACTTATCCTTTTAGGAGAAGATATAATAGCCGGCATCAAAGAAGGTTTTATCAATGAAAGCGGCAATATTGATCTTAAAGAAGTATTTGAGAATATAATCAATGCTTTCAAAAACGTATTTGGTATTCATAGTCCGGCTAAGGAAATGGAGCCGATAGGCGAGTTTATCATCCAGGGTATTCTTGAAGGCTTTGGTCTTGTAGACTTCTTCGCAGAAATGAATACATGGTTTGAAGAAAACGTGCTGCCGTGGTTCACATTAGAAAAATGGACCGGTATATTTACAAGCATCAAAGACGCTTTAAAGTCTGTTTGGGATGAAACAGTAGGTGTTTGGTCAACGGATGTAAATGCGTTCTTTGAAGAAAAAGTAAAACCGTTCTTTACTGAAAATAATTGGTTAGATATTCTTAGCGGTGTTAAAGATGCTTTCACAAAGGTTTGGGGAGACGTTACGGAAACAGCAAAAGGTTTCTTCAACGGCCTGGCGGACTTTGTTGAGAAGTTTATCAACGGAGTTATCGACGGATTTAAGGCTTTAATAGCTGCAAAGAGTATTTTAGCCGATAAGACAATAGAATTTGCAATAAATCATATTCAGGTACCGAGATTTGCAAACGGCGGTTATCCGACAATGGGTTCATTGTTCTGGGCGGGCGAAGCTGGCGCAGAAATAGTAGGATCTATGAACGGAAAAACGGCGGTAGCATCCAATGGAGAAATAACCGGTATCACATCAGCAATACTCAGTACATCCAATGCGGAAATTGAAGTATTGAAGCAGCAGAATACATTGTTGCAAGGAATACTCGAAAAGGAATTTGGAATTTCACAAGATGATTTATTCAAGTCCGTGAGAACATCCGCAAGAGAATACACAAACAGAACCGGTAATTACGCATTTTAGGGAAGGATAAAAGTCCTTCCCTTTTTTATGAGGTAGATTATGGCTTATTCAGGATATTTAATAAAAGTAGGTCCGCAAAACAACCTATATGAAATACCAATGTCAATAATAAGGGCGGAAACATATACAGTTTTTAAGTCCGTAACGGACTTAGATTCTTATGTTGATGCAGACGGAGTATTACATAGAAACGCTTTATCGCATATAGCAAATAAAGTAGAGTTTGAAACAATACCTTTACTTACCAATACTCAGTTTTCGGACTTAATGACAAACCTATATAACAGAATGATAAACACGCTGGAAAGAAAAATATCCGTTACGTTGTATATACCTGAAACGGACAGTTATGTAACGCAAGATATGTATATGCCGGATATAAAACCCACTTTGTATTATTCGGATGCAACGAAAATTCAGTATAACCAGATAAGATTAGCATTTATAGGATATTAAAATGATAAATGTCAATGCAGCAACTAAAACAGCATATTTATCCGATACGACACATAAAACTATAACCGTCAGTTTTCCGGCGCTTGAATTGTCATTTAGCAATGATGATATTATTCAGGAGTCTTTGGAAATAATTGAGAGTTTAAGCGAAGAAGATTCGATACAGTTTGTCGGTTGCAATGCTTCACAGTTTACGATCATTCTTAGAGAATTGACAGAAGATGTAAAAGGTCAGTATGTAACGGTATCAATAGTAATCGACTCGACGACTACGGAAACAGTTACATTGTTTAACGGGTATGTAGAAAGTGTTGAATTAACGGGTACTAAAAGGCAAAAGAAAATAAAAGCCTACGATATTATTTATTCCTGGCAGCAAACTGATATTGCCGATTGGTATAACACACTTGATTATCCAATAGACTTAGGCGATTTTAGAGACTCCTTATTCGAAGAATTGGGCGTTACTCAGGAAGAAATAACATTACCGCTTGACGATTTTTCAATAGGCCGTATGTATAACCCCTCAAAGTTGTGCGCTTTGGATGTTGTAAAAAGTCTTTGTCAGATAAACGGCGTCTTTGGAAAAATCAATAGATCCGGCAATTTTCAGTATGTAATTCCTAACAGGGGAAGTACACAGCAAGTTGCTTATTATCGGTCAGCTAAGTATCAGGAATATACTGTAAATCCTATCGGGAAAGTAGTTGTCAAATATAACGATTTAGAAGGCACTTACGGAACCGGCGAAAACAAATACATAGTACAGAATAATATCTTTATAAGAGGTTTCGATCAGGCCACATTAACGAGTGTAGCACATGCGATTTATAACAATGTAACCGGATTTGTTTACAGGCCTTTTGAAGCAGATATAAACGGCCTTCCCTTTTTGGAATGTGGCGACTATGTAACTATGAGTGTTGAAGATATAGAAAGCTATGCTAAGCACTCTTTAACATTTATGGTCCTGAATAGGAAGATAAAGGGTATTCAGTTTTTAAGAGATACGATACAGGCCGAAGGTAAAGAAAATCAAGACGAGTTTGTTTCTGATATTGGAGCGCAAATTGATACCTTAGATGAAATCGTAGATGAAATTATCGACGATATAGATAGCCTTAAACTACGTTTTTATCTAATAAGCAATACAGAAGATATAGATATAGCCGACGAAGGAAGCGAAAAGGTAATAGAGGTTGATTTTCAGGCTAAGAAAAGCACAACAGTTATATTCCAGCTTGAAGCGCTTATTGATGTAGACACTACACATGTAAACAATACAGTAGATTATTACGACGAAGAATTACAAGTAACCTATTATCTTAACGAAGAAGAAATAGTTGACTATCATCCGGTTGAGACCTGGCAAGACGGAAAACACATTTTACACTTGCTAAGATACTTCATTGTGCAAGATACAGACGCTTTAATGAACTTAAAAGTATATTTTAGCTCAGCGGGCGGATCTATCCATATTGAGATAAACAACTTAAAGGCTATGCTTTATGGACAAAATCTTGTTGCTTCGGATGATTGGAACGGCAGAATTAGAATATCTGAAAACTTTGAAGATATTGTACTTCCTACAATGGTATTTGGCAGCGTAACGGATGTTTTATCAATTAACGGCGAAACACCTACTTCTGGAACCAGAACAACAGAAGGCGGCGATACAAGAATTACTGAAAGCGGCGATACAAGAATAACGGAGGGTTAAAATGGCAGACGTTAAAATAAGCGATATGAGTTCGGCGGCATCAATAAATTCTGGCGATTATGTAGAGCTTTCACAGAATATAAGCGGCACTCAGACAAGTACGAAAGCGACTATTGGAAATATAGCAGCGGCCGTAAAGGGAATTAACTTTGTTGATCTTACGGGAACATTATCAGTTGGAGCAACAAGCGTTACAATTTCAAATGCTGCAATAACGACAACTTCAACTATTGATATTTATACAGATGTTTTCGGCGTAAATCCTACTAATGTTACAGTTACGACAGGACAAATAGTATTAACTTTTGAAACACAGGAAAGCGCAGTAAATGTGAAAGTGAGGGTTTCATAAATGGCATGGATTAGATGTATAGGAAATGACGGTGGCGGCGGTGGCGGCGGTGGAGCGTCAGTTGCCACAGGCTCGTTTACAAGTGGTTCCGAAAGATATGCGAAGGTTGAAATAAATTGCGGTTTTCAGCCAGATTATGTTGAAGTAAAAATGGTATTTGAAAGCGGTTATACTTACGCTTGCGCTTTTCACGAGTCGAGACCGGATGATGCTAATTATTCATACGGTAAATCATTCTGGGATTTAAGACCTATTGAAGGCGCGTGGTATGAAATTACACTTGGTTCAGAAACAGGCGAAACGGGTATATCAGACATAACAAGCACAGGCTTTAAGTATAGAGTAAACGGCGGTAATACACAGAATAAGGCTTGTACTTATAAAGCTGTTAAGTTTAATTAGGAGATTTATATATGGTACACGGTAGAACACGAATTAAACTTGTAAATCCTATAACAAGACGAATTGTTAAAGACTATGTAAATGAGAATACATTTCAGGGTTCCGTTATATCCGAAGGACTTAGAAACCTGGGATATGCTAAGGCAAGTCTTTATAATACGCCCGATACTTCAAACCCGCCTTTTACTGAGATAATCGGCGGCATCCTTTTGTTAGATAGTCCAATAGCAGAAAATTCACAGTTTGTTCCGCGTGGCGTAAAAATGACCGGTAACGGCGCTTATGGTATTACAAATTCATCCGCGCCTTCTGAATTAGGCTCATACGACGATCAGGCAAGTGAAATACTTATAAGCCAGAAGAAAATAAAAATGGTTTATAATTATAGCCGCTTACAAGCTAATGAAAATGACGGAAAAATCGCTTGCGTTTGTCTTACATCCAAAACAGGCGGTTATATCGGTATCGGCAATACAAGCGGACAATATGCTTCAACTTTGTGGGATTTGGAAAGAAATGCTGCAAAAGCGGATGTTTGTCCTCAGACAAGTTTACAGGACATAAAATCGACTTATAACAAGATCGTTTGTAATGGATGCCAATATTCATTTACTCTTAACGGAACAGATTTAGAAATAACAAAGTTTAAGGTCCCGCTTAAAAATGCTTCATTGCTTGATTGTATTCCGATAACAATAACTAAAAATGTTTCAGATAAACAGTATATCTGGATGGGTAGCAACTATATTGTTTCAGCATATAATAATAAGATTTATCTTGCGCCTTCCGGTTCAGTTAAGACTGGCAATTTCTATTTGTGGGAATATAATACCGAAACAAACGAACTTGTTGAAAGAACATATAATTTTGGAGTTCCCACAACAGCGGTTTCAGTATCACAGGGCAAGATATTTGTCCCGAACAATAACGGCAATACATACGAAGTATTTAATATGGACGGAACACCGTATGATTCTTTTGAATGTGGTACTCTTATACCTTCTATATATATGCCTGGTTATGGAGCAGTTGTTGGCGATTTTGGAAATCATACACTTGTCGAACACGAAGATCTGGGAGGCACGAATTTTTATATGATGATGTATGATCCTCAATTAAAAACCGCATATCCTACAAACATGAATGTTTATGGATATGACAGAACACAGGGCGTCAGACAAGAGGAAACGTCAAAAGCATTAACATATACATTCTATGCTGGTGGAGCATCATCCAGAGTGACGTGGGCGATCAATAACCCTTTATATCTTGCGACAATAAACAACTTACAGACACCGGTAGTAAAAGATATAACTTATGAAATGATAGTCGAATATACATTAACGGAGACTTAAATATGTCAGATTTAATTAGGTATCACGGCGATAGCAAAGTAATAAATCGTTTATGCGAACTCGTAAACAATATGACGGGCATAAATTTTGAAGTAGTGCAGATTTTACCTACTCAGGATATAAGCACTTCAACTATTTATCTTGTTCCGAAACAGACCGCACAGACGGAAAATATTTATGACGAATACATCAACACAGACGGAACTTCACAAGGTTGGGAACTTATCGGTACTACGGAAATCGACTTAACAAATTATGTTCAGTTTTCCGATTTGTCAACAGTTGCTACAAGTGGCGATTATGATGATTTGATAGACAAGCCGACAATTCCGACAGTAAATGACGGAACTTTGACAATTCAGTTAAACGGAACAACAGAACAAACCTTTACGGCAAATTCAAGTTCTGATAAAACGGCAAATATCGAAGCGGTTGATTGGGTTTCCAATGGGAAGTTAGGTACGAAGAATTTAAACTTATATCCGTACACTCAATCTACACGAACAGATAATGGTGTCACTTTTACTGTTAATGCAGACGGAAGCATATCAACAAGCGGTACGGCTTCGGCTACAACAAATGCAACTTTTGTTTGTCATTCAAGAGCACAACACTCGGTACAAGAATTAGTAGTTCCAAATGGAAAATATATTATTAGTGGTTGTCCGAGTGGTGGTGCTACAAATAAATATTATATCGGTCTTGGTAGGACACACAATAACGCATTTGATTCTATTGCGATAGA